GCCTGAAGTAAGACCGGGTAAAATTATTCTAACCAATGGTAATCCTTCTGAAGTCTTGCAGCCATTTAACTTTGGTCAAGTCAATCAGATTACCTTTGCACAAGCGCAATCGCTACAGACTATGGTACAGACAGCTACAGGTGCTATAGATAGCGCAGGTATCGCAGGGTCTATCAACGGTGAAGCTACTGCCGCTGGTGTTTCTATGTCACTAGGTGCTATTATTAAGCGACACAAGCGCACCTTGATCAACTTCCAAGATTCTTTCTTGATTCCTTTTGTACAGAAAGCCGCTTATCGCTACATGCAGTTTGAGCCTGAACTGTACCCAGTAGCCGACTACAAGTTCCATACTTCTAGTTCTTTAGGCATCATTGCTCGTGAGTATGAAGTAACACAGCTTGTTCAGTTGCTACAAACCATGTCACCTGATCAGCCTATGTATCCTAAGCTGGTAACGTCTATCATTGACAACATGAACTTGTCTAACCGTGAAGAGTTGATTGCTACTTTGGAACAAGCTAACCAGCCTAATCCAGAAGCACAGCAAGCAGCACAGGCGGCACAGCAAGCACAGTTGCAGTTCCAAGCATCACAGACTGCCGCACTCAACGGACAGGCGCAAGAGTCACAAGCTAGAGCGCAGAAGCTGGGAGTGGAAGCACAAGCTATTCCGCAGGAACTTGAGATTGATCGAATCAAAGCGGCTACTAATAATCTCCAAGCTGGCGATGCAGATGACAAAGAGTTCCAGAAGCGTCTAAAGATTTCAGAGCAGTTGTTAAAGGAAAGAGAAGTAGCAGTAAAAGAGGGCAATGTTGCTAGTCAGGCAACTCCTCCAAACCCACAAGGACTACAGTAATGGTTAGCACAAGAGATTTAGAAAACGTAGTGGCTCAGATAAATGTAAAGTTTGAGCAACTAACCAATGAAATTGTACAGCTAAAGAAACAATTAGCTGATAATACAGGAGAAAAGAATGCCAGTAAAAAAAGACCCAAGACTAGCTAGGGCTGGAGTCAGTGGATATAATAAGCCGAAGCGTACCCCCAACCATCCAAAGAAAAGCCATGTTGTTGTGGCGAAGGAAGGTGACAAAATCAAGACCATTAGGTATGGAGAACAGGGGGCAAGCACAGCAGGTAAACCCAAAGCGGGTGAATCTGAGCGTATGAAAGCTAAACGTAAGTCTTTCAAAGCACGACACGGTAAGAACATAGCGAAAGGTAAAATGTCAGCGGCTTACTGGGCTGATAAATCTAAATGGTAAGAACAGGAGAATACTATGCCATACGGTAAAGGTACATACGGTAGTAAAGTAGGTAGACCACCTAAAAAGAAAACAGCACCTAAGAAGAAGCCAGTTAAGAAATGAAAGGTCAGACCCACGGTGGCAAGGGTAGTACCCAACGTAAGACAGACTCAAAGAAGTTTGCTAGTAATTGGGATGCTATATACAACAAACCAGCAGAGAAGTCAAGTAAAAATAAGAAATAACGCTTGACTTTCTTATGCTTTTATGTTATACTGGCTAGGTACACCACTATTAATTCATCTGTCCTTATTGGAGAAACAGAATGATTGACAAAGAACTTGAGCTATATTATCGCAATATGCATAGCATGTTTGGCTCTGATGGCTGGAAACAGCTACTAGAAGACTTACAGAGCAATGCTAGAACAATTAACTCAGTAGAACTAACTAAAGACAACGATGACCTGTGCTTCCGCAAAGGACAACTTAATGTCATAGCTAGTCTACTTAATCTTCAAGCACAGATTGAAGCAACAGAAGCAGAAGCTAGTGAAGAATGAGAGCTATCTTTGAATTCCAATGCGAAGACGGACACACTACTGAAAAGTACATTGATTCAGAATGTAGGTCTATAACCTGTCCAGACTGTGCCAAGATAGCAAGAAAAATTGTAAGTGCTGTGCGTTCTAAACTAGACCCTCTTAGCGGAGATTTCATGGGTGCTACTGCTAAATGGGAAAGGAATAGGACACAGAAGCTACAACAAGAGCGCAAGGCCAACTCCTAACCGAAGCCCTGCATAATACACCTCCATAATGAGAATACTCACGGAGTTTAATAATGGCAACACTAATAGACGAGCGTCAAGAAGACGAAGTAGAAACCAACGAAGAAGAAGTAGTAAGTCAGATTAATGAAGAACCTCAAGTAGAGGAAACTCCTCAAGAAGATGACATCCCTAACAAGTACAAAGGAAAGTCAACGGCTGAGATTGTACGGATGCACCAGGAGGCTGAGAAGTTATTAGGCCGACAGAGCAGTGAAGTGGGGGAACTACGGTCTGTTGTTGATAACTACATTCAGACACAACTCGACACAACACCACAAGCAACCCAAGAACCTGAAGAAGATATAGACTTTTTCTCTGATCCCGACAAGGCTGTCGAAAGAGCGATTAAGAATCATCCTTCAATCAAAGCTGCTGAAGCACAAACACAGCAGTACAGACAACAGACAGCGCAGACTCAATTGCAGAAACGTCATCCTGACATGCAAGAGATTCTACAAGATAGTAAGTTTGTTGACTGGATTAAAGGCTCAAAGATTCGTACTCAGCTTTTTGCACAAGCGGATACGCAGTATGACTATGAAGCGGCTGATGAACTTTTCACTAACTGGAAGGAACGTCAAGGCACAGTGGCTCAGACTGCGGCTAACGAGAAAGCAAGTAGGAAAGAAGCTGTTAAGACTGCCTCAACAGGCGGTGCAAAAGGAAGTGGTGAAGCAGCAACTCGCAAAGTCTATAGACGCTCAGACATTATTAAACTAATGCAGACCGACCCTGATAGGTATTTGTCTTTGTCTGACGAGATCATGCAAGCGTACCAAGAGGGGAGAGTCCGAAACTAATCTCTTATAGGAAGTATTATCATGGCTACATCAGTATATCCCAATATGGGCGGAGCAGTAGACAACACTAGCGCAGCTAAGTTTATCCCAGAAATCTGGAGTGACGAAGTAATTGCTGCATACAAGAGCAATCTTGTAATGGCTAACCTCGTTAAGAAAATGAGCATGACTGGTAAGAAAGGTGACACCATTCACGTTCCTAAGCCTACCCGTGGTTCAGCTAACGCTAAAGTTGCAGAGACTGCCGTAACTATCCAGAACTCTGTTGAGTCAGAAGTTCTGATTAACATCAACAAGCACTTTGAATTTTCTCGTCTTATCGAAGACATCACCGAAGTACAGGCTCTCGCTTCACTGCGTCAGTTCTACACTGGTGATGCTGGCTACGGTCTGGCAAAGCAGGTTGACAATGATCTGTTTGCTCTGGCTAAGTCTTTCGGTAACGGTGATGGTTCTAGCTTTGTTAACACTGGTTCTTTCCAGATTAACACTACCTCTGGTGCTTTGGAAGCCTATGACGCTGACGGTACTGCTGACATTGGCGCTTTCTCTGACGCTGCGTTCCGTGCGCTGATTCAGAAGCAAGACGATGCAGACGTTCCTATGGACAACCGTAGCTTCATCGTTCCTCCTTCACTGCGTAACGCTATCATGGGTATTGATCGCTACACTTCTACTGACTTTGTTAATGGCAAAGGCGTAGAGACTGGCAAGATTGGTAACCTGTACGGTGTTGACGTATATGTTTCTACTAACGTACCTACTCTTGAGTCAGGCGTTCGTGGCGCACAGTTGATCCACAAGGACACCAACGTTCTTGCAGAGCAGCAAGCTGTACGTTCACAGACTCAGTACAAGCAGGAGTTCCTGGGTACTTTGTACACTGCTGACACTCTGTATGGCGTTCAGGTCATGCGTCCAGAAGCAGGCTTCACCCTAGCTGTACTTTAAGCTAAACTGGGGGATTCTTCGGAGTCCCCCTTTCTTTTACTCCCTTTTCTTTTGTTTTCGTAGGAGCTACAATGGCTATATTTAGAGGTGACGGT